CATTCCTGATCCCGTCGTTCCTGTAAAAACAAAAACAGTACAATCTATTCAGGAGTCACTATGATTGCTTTCTTTTATTTTGCATGTTTATTTGCCATCGGTGGTGGTGCTTTTGCCCTAATATGGTCAAATATCAAATCACTCAATGAATTGAATACTCCCATCAAAACAATTAGACATCCAGAAGCACCTGAACCTGGTGAAACTGTAATGTATGTTGATCTCTCTAGAGAAAAACTTGAAGATTTATACAAACAATGATATAATTAGAGGGTGTAACAACCCTCTTTTTTTATGACTACAATTATTAATCATGCAGTTGCATTTTGGTCTGTAGTTGTAATGAACTGTGTTCAACCTGTAAACTGGGAATATTGTTTACCAGTTCATGAATGGTTGTTGCCTGAAATTTATGTGGGTATTCAAATGTACCTTGACAAGGAAATGAATTTCTTGTATACTGACGAACGAGATTACTTAAAAAACTTGCAATGAAAATTTTTCTCGATACAGCAGATACGGAAGTGATCCGTGAGTATTTTGAGACTGGACTGGTCGATGGTGTTACAACAAATCCATCACTTATCATGAAAGCAGGAAGAGATCCTGAAGTTGTATATCAAGAGATTAAAGATATTGGTGTAAAAGATATTAGTATGGAAGTCATGGGTGATGCCCAAAACATGCTAAGTGAAGGACTCAGACTTGTAGAAAAATTTGGTAGTGTTACTACAGTTAAACTTCCTTGCACAAGAGAAGGACTTCTTGTATGTAAAGAACTTAGTAGGGAGAAAGTTCGTACCAATGTAACATTGATTTTCTGTGCAGCACAAGCAGTTCTAGCAGCAAAGGCAGGAGCAACCTATGTCTCTCCTTTTGTAGGACGACTAGACGATCAATCTGTAGCAGGTCTAGAGGTTGTACGGTCTATTTCTGAACTCTATCGGATTCATCGTATGGAAACTCAGGTTCTTGCAGCATCTATCCGCAATGTTCAACGTGCTATCAGGTCTTGGTATAATGGTGCTGAAATCTGCACCATGCCACCAAAGGTATTTGACCAAATGTATGATCATATCTTGACTGAAAAAGGTCTTGAGATCTTTGATAACGATGCTGCTAAAATTGCATTTACTGCATGACACAACTAATTGATCCCACAGATCCAAGATACTTCTCAGAAACCTCTGATAAATCATATGATCGTCATGTTTATAAACTAACTATTCCTGGATATAAATCTGTCATTATTGAAGACTATGAGATGCTTAGAGCATTATGGTTTGAACAATGTAGAAATTATAAAGGATGTACAGTAGATGTATTGGATGTAAAACCAAAACGAAATAAAGGATTTTCTTGACTAAATAATCGCATGAGAGTTGAAACACTCTATGCATATTCAAGCATATCTAGAATAACTCTCCAGGCAGAGCCCATTATTATGGGTCTGCCTTTTTTTCTGTCCTTTATTTGTACCGTATGGAACTTTACGCAACTCCTCAAGGATATCTCTATAACTTACACACCGTAAACAGGAAGGAAGCTAAGAAAATGTGGAGAAAAAGAATCAAAGAACAGTGGGACAATCAATGTGCTTACTGTGGTTCAACTGAAAATCTTACTATCGACCATGTTATTCCCAAGTCAAAAGGAGGAACAAATTTTACACAGAATGTGGTTTGTTCGTGTTTATCATGCAATGGGTCTAAGGCAAACACTGAATGGAAGGAATGGTATTTAAACCAGGAATTCTTTCAAGAATCGAATAAGAGACGTATCCAGGAATGGATAGGACATAAAGAGGATGGTAAAGTTAAATTGTATCGTTGCAAACCTAGGAGAAACTTTATTCCTAATGCAGCATAATTTGCATATATAGAAGAATGATAAGAGATCCTAAAATTTTTTAGGATCTTTTTTATCTCATAAAAATACATGCTATAATACAGGAGTTACGATGGCAAAAAACATGTTTACAATTTATTCTAAAACTGGTTGTCCGTATTGTGAAAAGGTAGAGAGCATTATGAGTCTTGCCAAGCTAGAACATGTCAGGTACATGCTTGGAGTGGATTTTACCAGAGAAGAATTTTATGCAGAATTTGGAGAAGGATCTACTTTTCCACAGGTTGTATGTGATGATAAAAGATTAGGAGGATGTACTGAGACTGTAAAGTATCTAAAAGAAAGTAATATGGTATGATACCTGAAAAAAACCTTACAGGAAAGGATCTAAATAGTGTAGACCGTGGGTTTGAACTAATATTATCTCATAGGAGGACTCATCAAAAAGAAGAACCCCCAAAGTCTTTTTTCTTAAGTTTTAATTTATTTAAATATGAAGTGACTTTTGAGATTAGAAAAAGAAGTTCTCAAAACGAGGAGGAAAAACCATGCAAACGGCACTTATTGCGGTAAGCGTATTACTCTTGATTTCTTATGCAATTATTGGTATAATAGTTGGATGGTTGGTAAGGGAAAACATTTACTCCTACAAAGGATATATGCATCCAGAAATGTTTGATGAGAATGGTAACGTTTTGCCTGACCAAATTTTTGCAGTACGATTTGAAAACACTTATGACGACAACGAAACAGAAGAAGACGACTAATATTCTTCCTTCAAATGCTTTTATGCATGAAATTCTTGAACTAACTTCTAAGCAACGAAGTAATGCTAAAAAAGTAGAGGTTCTTCAAGAAAATGATTGCCTTGCTTTGAAGTCTATACTTATTTGGAATTTTGACGATTCAGTTATTTCTGTTCTCCCTGCAGGTGATGTTCCATATGGAAACCTTAAGGAAGATGTAACTGCTTCTGGAAATCTTTCAGATAAAATTAAAACATCTTCACAACAGAACAACTCTATTGCTGAAGAATCATTACGGGCAAAGAAGACATCTATCCGTAAAGAAAGTGAAAAGTTTTATAATTTTGTAAAAGGTGGTAATGATTCACTTTCTTCTATCAGGAGAGAGGTTATGTTCATCAATATTCTAGAAGGTCTTCATCCCGAAGAAGCAGAAATTCTTTGCCTTGTGAAGGATAAGAAACTTCAAACCAAATATAAAATTAGTAAAGCAAATGTTGAAGCAGCATACCCTGACATTACATGGGGAGGTCGCAGTTGAAGTTTAAATTTATTCAGCAAGATTGTGATCCAACCTTAGCTGAAGATCAATCTCTACCAACAAATTCTTTCTTGGTAGAGTACGTTGTTGATAAAAAAATTCATTATGACATTGTTATGGCAAACAAGTCTGTGGACATCTTTGATCACTATTGGGATAATTATCGTCATGATCTTTTAGCATTTAACCAGACTCAAGGAAAAGTTAATCCAAAACTATACGGATATAAGTCTAAAGAAAGTAAAAATCCAAAAAAGAAAAACGATGACTAAAGGTTTTGATAAATCTTCAAACAATAAAAATCCTAATGATGGAAAGGCAAGAGTTACAATTGACCAGGCTGAAGTTGACAAAGTTTTGAAGCAGTATAAAAAAATTGGAAAGTATATGAAGTCATCTATTTTTCAAATAAAAACCATGGATGGGACAGAGGAACTTGTTAGTAAGTTGCTTGAAGAGTCCCAAGATATTGACCTCTAAATAAACCAAGAGGAAAAAGATATATGCTCTCAACTCAATATCGACTGAAGATGGAATTCATTTGTAAGTGCATTGCAAATGAAGAGGAAGTCAAACTAGATGATATGATTTGGGCAAACAAACTCGCTAAAGCAAATACGACTGCTAACGAGATGCTCAAAAAAGCACGAAGACAATCATCTCAAAAAATTCAAGAAGGAACTATGGATGATTTTCTGAATAGGATGGGTTTAGGAGACCCCGATCCATCCAATCACAAAACGGGGTTTGCTAACACAGACGAAATAGTAGATTGGTTCCGACAGGATAAACCTGATGACTGGAGACAAAGAGACTAAAACCTATCAATATCAATTTGAGTATCAGTGGGGTGGTGTAGATACACCCTTTACTAAGATGAAACGATGGGCAAAAAAGCAAAATCCTATCGTTCAGCATGTAGCACTTGGTCTAATTGAGTGGTTGTGGAATCATTGGGTTGATGGTAGAGTAGACATGGAAATGACTTCTGTTGATAAACAAGCAGAAGAAATACTCAAACAATGGGAAAATGATGAACCAAAACCTAGAATCAAATCTGAACCTTCTGAGGTAGAAGGATTGGATAATATTAGTATCTCTTGGAGACAACACGATGAATGATTTTCTAGACAATTTGGGTGCCGATCTTTGGCAAAAAATGCATAAACCCAAAAAACCCAAAGGAATAAAAATTACTCCTCAAACATATATTGATATGAATGAGAAGTTTAAAGAAGAGGGATTAGCAGTTAGAATCTCAATCCCAACACAAGAACAAATTGACAAGTGGAATCAAAATGACTGAAGATTGGAAAGAGGCAACTAATAGAGCTATTGCCAACAACCTAATTGATAATATTGGACAACTTTTAAATGCTAAAAGTGTTAGGCATTTTTATTGTTCTGATAGAACCACAACACATAAAAAAATTGTTATTGAATATGATAACAAACCAAAATGACAAGAAAAAAATTCATGACTGACAAAGAAAAGTGGAACAGAGGACTGGATTTATTCATTGAAAGTGTGCATAAACCAGATTCTAAATTGAGAGGTTGTGCTCACAATCAAGAATGTTACAACGAATTGATGTGGGTTCGTGAAAATGTTCTAAAGTATCTTGATACATTAAGACATTATTAAATTGTATTACGTTATACAAAACTCCTTGACTATATAATCTACAAGTGCTACAATGCACTTACGTTCATCCCCAAGTTGCCTTTGGCGATCAAGTGGGACGCAAGTAAGTCGTAGGAACGGAGCGTTCATCCCATGCATGAAATTTTGTTATTAACAACATTATCTTGCTCTGATGCCGGAGTTTTAATGCAAAAGATTAGAGCAGATGAAAATCTTGATAGAAATATTAAGATTGAATTGGTGCAAACATTACGGCATTCAGTTCCTGAATGTCAATGGGACGCAAACGACTGAAGGAACGGGAAAAACGGATCCTCGGAAACGAGAGAAGGTTCAATTTCACCCAACTTCAGGAGTAAGACAATGAACACACTACAAATCATTAAGAATCAGATTCAGAAAGCAGCACGTCTTCATGACGCACAAATTTCTCATACCTCATATCGTGGTGTTGAGTATGAATGTAAGCATGGAGGTGAAGAAGTTCACGGAACTTTCTGCTATCGTGGGCATTCTTACAAAAAATGATTTAACAAACAAGGGACCTGCTTGACAGGTCCTTTTTTTACGCTTATAATTAGTAAGGTAAATCCCAAATTCATGGACAAAGAAAGACTAAAACTGATAATTGCAAACTTAGAGTTGATTCTGGATAGTTTAAAGTCTGAAGTTCTTTCAGATCCTGACGCATATCTGCAAAATTATTCCGAAATTACTGACTATGATGAGGTCTTTATTGAAGATGATGATGGATATCAGGACTAAAAAACCATTATGTATGAAGAATTAGACTCTTTTGAAAGAGCTCTACAACACTTTGGTACGAGAGTAGAGATTGTTACCGCCATGGAAATGGCAAACAAACTTACTACTGAAGATGCCTATCAAATGATTAAGGATGAATTGAAAGAGTTGAAAAAATGTCGTAAACTATTCAAAAAGGAGCAAAACTAATGTCATCACCACGACTAAGAGATCCATCTGATCCACTCTATGATCCTACTGATAAGTGGAATGCTTATAAAGTAGACTTCCATGCTAATGAAAAACACTCACCTGATGAGTGGGATCCAAAAACTGAAGGTAAGATTGCTGATCCACAGGAGAGACATAAAGATAAGGTTTTAGATAAGTTCTGTGATAATCATCCAGGCAGTCCTATGTGTAAAGTATTTGATGAGTGATGGAAGGTATTCTACAAGGAGTTCATTCTGCAAAATATAGTAATGCATATGGTGACTGGAGAATTCTAGAAATACGATTGTTCAATGATTTAATTCTAGAATTAAAAGATATTCAGGATTTTTTGACAGATGACAAGATACAAACAATTAAACACAAAGATATTGGTTGGAAAGGAAGACATCTTGATGCCAAACGATCCGGATCTGAGTGTATTTGTTGTCAAGGTGTGAGATATAAAGACTGTGATCCAAGATATCCTGGTATAATTCTTGATGGAGGTCCGAATCCATACAAGAAAAGATATCGAATGGTTGATGGAAAACATAGAATCTCAAAACTATCTCATACCGGAATTAGAGAAAGTCCATTTTATGTTTTGGACTATGAAATAATCAAACCATATTTTAAAATAGAGGAAAAACGATAAGAAGCATGAACGACGCTAAACTAATTTCTGTTACACCTGACGCAGAAAAGCACATGGCCTATTGCGCCCGTGTGAGTAATCCCAAAAATCAAAACAACGAAAAGATTGCAGGTCTTCTTAAGTATTGTATTAAACATCAACACTGGAGTATCTTTGAGCAAGCATTTATGACGCTTGAAATTGAGACTACCAGAGGACTAGCAGCTCAAATTTTGAGGCATCGTAGTTTTACATATCAAGAGTTTTCACAACGGTATGCTGACAGTTCTATGTTGGCAGATAATATTCCTTTGCCTGAACTTCGTAGACAGGACACTAAGAATAGACAGAATTCTATTGATGATATTGACCCGTTTATTCGTCAAGAGTTTCAGATCAAGATGCAAAAACATTTTGATGAAGGAATGAAACTGTATCAAGAAATGCTTGATGCATCGATTGCAAAGGAGTGTGCTCGTTTTGTGCTTCCCTTAGCCGTACCCACAAAACTATACATGACGGGATCTGTGCGCTCATGGATTCACTACATAGATTTGCGTTCTGCACACGGCACACAGAAGGAGCACATGGACATTGCAGAGTCTGCTAGGTGTATTTTCTGCTGTGAGTTTCCGACCATTGCAGAGGCACTGGAATGGAAGAGGAAAGAAGACTGTCCTGATTGTTATGATCAGTCTGCTATTACCATAGAATAAATATTATATACAAAAAGTTCTAGAGTATGAAAGTCACAAAAAATATAACTTATGAAAAAGTTGCTAATCTCATATACTCTAATAAGGTTGTTGCAATTTTTCAGGGAAATGATGAAGGTGGTCCTAGAGCTTTAGGTAATAGATCAATTTTATTTAATCCTACACATTCTGCAATGCTTCGTAAAGTGAATGAAGTGAAATTGAGAGAATGGTATAGACCTTTTGCGGGTTCTATTTTACTTGATGATTTTGAAGAATGGTTTTTGAATGGGTCAATAAAAGAATCTCCTTTTATGACTTATGCGATAGAAATTAAACCAGATAAAATTTTTAAAATTCCTGCAATCATTCATATGAATAAAACTTGCAGAGTTCAAACAGTATCGCAAGAACAAAACAATCATTATTATAATCTCATTTCTGCTTTCAAAAAAGTTAGTGGAGTCCCTATTATCGGAAATACATCTTTTAATTTATCAAGGCAACCAATTGTTAATTCACTTTCTGATGCCTTACGAACTCTTGATATTTCAAAAATTGATTACTTGTATCTTCCAGAAAAGGCATATTTAATTCAATCACAGGTTGGGGAATAATAAAATGTATATTCTAGGTATTAATATATCTCATGATCCTTCTTGCTGTCTTTTAAAGGATGGTAAAATTGTTTGGTATATTGAAGATGATAGATTGACAAGAGAACAAGACTTAACATGTGGTGAGGAATTACTAGAATATTATGAAACTCATGGTGAGTTTGCTACTGCAAAGTTTCCTCATTGTGATAATATAAAAAAATATACACATAATATAGATTATGTTGTCTTTGCATCTTTTGGTAGAGATGATGCACAACATGATCAAATTATAATGCAATCTATTATCAAAAAATTATGTGAAGAAAAAGTTGCCTTCACTAGTGCATTATTCTTTCCAGAAAAACATCACATCTATCATGCTTCTAATGGATTTTATGCATCGAACTTTGATGATGCAGTTGCATTAGTGATGGATGGTGGTGGAGCATTTGATCCAGAGTATAGAAAAGAAGTTACTAATAATAAGTGCAAGTTTCCGTTTAGAGAAGTAGAAACTATATACGAGTGTTCTTATGAGAATGCTGAATTTAAAAAAGTATTCCAACTTAACTCAATGTTGGATGTAATTCCTGATGAAGATGAAGAAAATTATCAAGACTTCTTTTGGAAAAGAGATTGGAATGAATATTATTCCAGATCTATTAGTGCTGGGGATTTGTTTTCTCAATTTACCGATAAATTTGATATGAGATCTAATGATCAAGGAAAGGTCATGGGATTATCTGGACATAGAATTCCAGACATAGGTTATGGAGCATATCGAGACGGAATTATTGATGATGATTTGACTTATTCACCTATATCTGTACAAAATAATCCTGAAGATTTTTTCTTAACAGCAAACTGGTTCTATGAAAAGGATGGTCTATCTCTTACGAAACCATTTATAGCAGAGTTACTTGAGGATTTTCTAGACGATAATGCTATTGATACTTCCCTTGAGGAACGCACATGGCATTTTTATACATGCGCTGAAATTGCATTCAAATTGCAGAAGGAAACATTTAAACATACATGTACTCTAATTGAGAAAGCAATAAAACTTACTGGTAAAGATAAGATTGTTCTCTCTGGAGGATATTTTATGAATTGTGTTAACAACTATAAGTATACCAAAAAGTTTCCAGAACTAGAATTTTTTGTAGATCCAATGCCACATGATGCTGGTACATCAATTGGTGCTGCTAAGTATGTTTGGTATTCTCTGACTAAAAGTAAGGATAAAATGCCACTAAAAACTTTATATACTGGACCATAATATAGTAATTACATTATAATGAACATTGCTGCAATTTCGTTAACTCCTCATGACTTATCTCTTTGTATTCTTAAAGATGGGGAAATATATGAAAACACTTTAGAGGAGAGATTATCGACATTTAAAAAAGACGGGGTGCAGTATTTCATATATGATCGACTCGGCAAATTCGCATATGAATATGGTTTAGATAAACTTTTTATTTCAAATGGTTCTGAGGAAGACTATAAATTAACTGAACAATATTTGGACAAATATCAAATTAATTGTCCTGTAGATTATATTCTTGAAGAGCATCATTTATATCATGCTTCTAGTGCATTTTATGCTTCTGGATTTGATGAAGCTGCATGTTTAGTTATGGATGGTTGGGGTGCATGTCATAAATTACAAAATATTATAGAGGATCATACTAATATAAATATTGATTCGTATAATCAAGAACTTGATGAATCTAGAACTAAAGCACTATTTGCGGAATCAAGTAGTGTTTATATGGTAAAAGATCATCAGTTTGAACCAGTATGTAAACATTATTATGTTTCTCCAGAGTTTTATGCTGAGGACACTCATATGAGTAGTGTACTTACTTCTCAGGAATATTATTCACAAATTGCTGAACATCATGGATTGGAATTCAGTCATTGTTTTGGTATTGGTATGATGTACGGAACTCTGTCAGAATATTTGGGTTTTGATAGAGAAAATTGTGGTAAAACAATGGGTCTTTCTGCATTTGGTAAAGAAGATCCAGAACTACCATCGTTTGTGGAGGAGAATAAATTATATGGAAATCCTAGTTTATTTTATTACACAACAAATTTTAATGGAGGGTATCATCCAAGTCTGATACATAATAATGATTTTCAGAAAAGAGCAAATATTGCATATAAATTACAAAAGTCTGTTGAGGAAGCAATTATTATCAGAGTCGGCAATATTTTAGAGAATTATCCAGATACAAAAAATATTGTTTTCTCTGGTGGAGTTGCTCTAAATATCTGTGCAAATTCTGCAGTTAAAGAAAAATATCCAGATTTAAATTTCTTTGCTGATCCTATAGCATCAGATGCTTGCCAAGCATTTGGTATGGCACAGTATCACAATCCCAATAAAAAAGAATATAAACCATTAGAATCAATATATCTTGGTCCAAAATATGATTTGCAAATGAAAAAATTAGATATTGAAATTGCCGTTGCAAAAGGGAATAAAATAATGTATAATAAAAACATGAATAAGGAATGAATATGCTTGATATTAAATATAATGTTTCATATAAAGATGTTGTTGAACGTATGCTCGATAAAAAAATTGGAGCTATTCATCAAGGAAGATCTGAAATAGGACCTAGGGCATTAGGTAATAGATCTATTATTTTTGATCCTAGACTTCCTAACGGAAAAGATATTGTCAACACTGTAAAGAAGAGAGAAAAATTTAGACCGTTTGCTGGGTCTGTCTTAGAGGAACATGCCCATGAATGGTTTGACATGATTGGTTTGAAGAATTCTCCATTTATGACATTTAATCTGAGAGTAAATCCTGATAAGAAAAAGTATATACCGGCAATTATACATGTTGATGATACATGCAGAATACAAACAGTTAGCAAACAAGATAATCTACATTATTATAATTTAATTATGGAGTTCTATAAACAAACTAATGTTCCAATGGTATTAAATACATCTTTCAATCTTGCCGGAGATGCAATTGTTGAAACCGTAGAACATGCTATTAAGACATTGACTAAATCTGATATGGATTATGTTTATTTTGCTGATGTTCATATGATAGTTGAAAAATGAATCTAGCAGTTTTATCTTTTAATGGCCATGACTCCGGAGTTACTTTTATATGTGAAGGAAAACACTATAAAACTGTTATAGAAGAACGTCTAACTGGCAGAAAAGAAGACAAGATATTGTTTAGTGTTTTTGACCATATCCGTCGAGTCGATGAGGAATATCCTCTAGAAAAAGTTATTTCTGTAAATGGTAATGGTGATAATTTTGCGTATAGTCTTGATGTATTAGAAAAATATAATTTCAGAAAAATTTTTGTCTCTGAAGACGAAAATTTTGGTGTTGAATTTGAAAGTGCAGAGCATCATTTATATCACGCTGCATCTGGATTTTATTCATCTGGACTCGATGAAGCAGTATGCTTAGTTATGGATGGTTGGGGTGCTGATATACGAATACTTGACCTCATAGAACTTGCTGAAATAGAGGATGAATTCTCGGAAGAAGATATTGAGATGGCAAAAGAATTAGATAAATGGAAGTTTTTAGAAACAACATCAATTTATGATGTTTCTTATCCATGCAATTTCAAAGTATTGCATAAAAATTTCTTGAGACCTCATCCAGCACCAGAAATGTATCTTGAAAAGAGTAACTTTCCTTACAGATTCTTAAAGAGATTAAACGAATGTCCCATGATAACTTGTAATTCATCTTATGATGTTGGGATGCTATATGGATTAATTAGTGGTCATCTATTTGAAAATAATGAAAAATGCGGTAAGGTTATGGGACTTTCTGCATATGGGAGACCAAATAAAAAGTTACCTGAATTTATCATAGAGAATGGATATGTTGATATGAATTTTGCATTTAGTGATATGTGTGTTAACACTGTCAATTATCCATCTATGAAACATAATGGTAATTTTCAGCATCGATCTGATATTGCATACAAAACCCAAAAGCATACGGAAGATATTTTTAGGATGAAGGTAAAACAAATCCTTAAGTTAAAACCTAATGTTAAAAATATTGTCCTTTCTGGTGGTTGTGCATTAAACATTTGTGCTAATTCGGTATTAAAAGAAGAATTCCCAAACATCAATTTTTATATTGATCCTATAGCATCGGATGGTTGCCAATCATATGGAGCAGCAAAGTATTTCTATCATAAAGAGACTGGATCTATGGTTAAAGATCCACTACATACAACTTACTACGGAAACCACCCACCAGATCCAAGGATTCTACAAAAACAAATTGAATTGGAAGTTGCTAAGCATATTCTTTAGTTGAAAATGAATATCGTAGTCTTATCTTGTATGGGGCATGATTCTAGTGCCACTTTTCTCATCAAAGGAAAACATTATAAAACTGTTATAGAAGAACGTTTAACTGGATTAAAAAGAGATGAATTATTATTCAGTGTTTTTGATCATGTCCGAGAATTCGATGAAAAATATGGTATCGATAAAGTCCTTTCCATATGCGGTGATGGTGATGATTATGATTATCTCATAGATGTATTGGAAAAATATGATTTGAAAGATAGATATTTTGACATCGAATTAATTCTTGAACTTAAAAATGAACATCATTTATATCACGCTGCATCTGGATTTTATTCATCTGGACTTGATGAAGCAGTATGTTTAGTTATGGATGGTTGGGGTGCCGATGTGAGATTATCTGTTATTATGGAAATTGCTGGAGTGAATGATCAATTATCAAAGGATGAGATTGAAAGGGCAAAAGAATTAAACACATTAAGGTTTTTAGAAACAACATCAATTTATGATGTTTCTTATCCAAGTAATTTTGAAGTTTTGTATAAAAATTTCTTAAGACCTCATCCAGCACCAGAAATGTATCTTGAAAATAGTAACTTTCCTTATAAAATATTAAAACTAATAGAACAATGTTCAACAATAGATATCAATTCATGCTATGATGTCGGAATGCTATATGGATTGATTAGTGGTCATTTATTTGGGGACAATGAGGACTGTGGAAAGGTTATGGGACTTTCATCTTATGGAAAACCAAATAAAAGATTGCCAAAATTTATTATAGAAAATGGGTATGTTAATATGAATTTGGCATTTAGTGAAATGTGTGTCAACACCATAAATTTTCCATCAATGATTCACAATGATGATTTTCAATATCGAGCTGATATTGCATATAAAGTACAAAAACATACAGAAGATATTTTTAGGATGAAGGTAAAACAAATCCTTAAGTTAAAACCTGATGTTAAAAATGTCATACTTTCTGGTGGTTGTGCATTAAACATTTGTGCTAACTCAATATTACAAGAGGAATTTACTGATATTAATTTTTATATTGACCCTATAGCAACAGATGCTTGTCAATCGTATGGAGCAGCAAAATATTTTTATCATAGAGGAACTGGATCGATGAATAAAGAACCAGCACTTTCAACTTTCTATGGTAATCATCAACCAAATTCAAGAATTCTAAAAAAACAGATTGAATTTGAGGTTGCTAAGCACATTGCTAAGCACAATAAATAAACTACACTCTGAAACAAATTATGGCAACATATCCTGTAAAACACAAGGAAACTGGTGAAACTAAAGACGTTGTTATGAGCATTCATGACTGGGATCAGTGGAAAAAAGACAACTCTGATTGGGAAAGATACTATACTCCGGAAAATTCACCTGCACTAGGTTTAGAACCAGTTGGTGAATGGAAGGATAAACTTGTCAAATCAAAACCAGGATGGAATGAAGTGCTTGAAAAAGCATCATCTGCACCAGGAGCAAAAAACTTAAAGATTTAAAATGGCTAGAAAGAAAAGAAACAACGATAACGTTGGTATTAATTCCGAGTATCATCGTTTAGCATTAAAAGGTAAGAAACCAATTAATACAGACCATCTTTTAGATGTAGAAGCACTTACTCCAAATCAACAGAGACTTTTTGATTCTTATCAAAAGGGGAAACATGTTATTGCATATGGAACAGCAGGAACAGGTAAGACATTTATCACTCTGTATAATGCAATCAAAGATGTTCTAAGTCAATTTACACCTTATGAAAAGGTCTATGTTATTAGATCTCTAGTTGCAACAAGGGAGATTGGATTTCTTCCTGGAGATCATGATGATAAGTCAAACCTTTATCAAATTCCATATAAGAACATGGTTAAGTACATGTTCCAAATGCCTTCTGATGCTGAGTTTGAGATGCTCTATGGCAATCTAAAGACTCAAGGAACTGTAAGTTTCTGGAGTACATCTTTTATCAGAGGAACAACTTTTGATAACTCAATCTTATTGATTGATGAGTTTCAGAACTTGAATTTTCACGAACTTGATAGTATAATGACGAGAGTTGGTGACAACTGCAAGATTATGTTTTGTGGTGATGCAACTCAAAGTGATTTGACAAAAACTAATGAGAAGAATGGCATCGTTGACTTTATGAAAATAATGAATCAAATGCCTTCAGTAGATGTTATCGAGTTTGATGCTGATGATATCGTAAGATCTGGTCTATGTCGAGAATATATTATTGATAAAAATGAACTTGGAATTATGTAATGTTTAAACACCTTGATATTAATTTGCCTAACTTGACCCGTGAAACAATTGATGGAGTTAGGTTTTATAATGTTCCTGACGAAGAAGAACTTTTAAAACTCGTATCAATTACTTCTGTAACAAGTCACTTCAATCGTGAAACTTTTGCTAAGTGGAGGAAGAGAGTTGGTGAAGATGAAGCAAATAACATTACTAGAAAAGCAACTAGTCGTGGTACTGACTTTCATACTCTTACTGAAAATCATCTACTCAATAAAGAGTTTGAGACTGGGGTAGTACAACCTCTTTCAGAGTTTTTATTCTTGATGGCAAAAGACGATCTTAAGAGGATAAATAATATTTACGCCCTTGAAAGGTCACTATATAGTAAGTACTTAGGTATTGCGGGAACCGTCGATTGTATTGCAGAGTTCGACGGTGAACTTTCTATCATAGATTTCAAAACTTCTAAAAAACCCAAACCAAGAGATTGGATTGAGAATTATTTTGTGCAGTGCTGTGCATATGCGTGTATGCTTCACGAATTGACTGGTTTATCGGTCAAGAAATTTGTAATAATTATGTCCTGCGAAAATGGTGAAGTTGAAATATATGAAGAATATAACAAAGAAAAATATATCAAGTTATTAGTAAAATATATTAAAAAGTTTGTAGAGGACAAACTATCTTGATTTTTTTCGTGTTTCCTGATATAATGTGATTATGAATAAACTTTAGTATATGTTAACAATTTATTCGGATGTTATGCCCAAAAAAGAAAACAAAGAATTAGAGAAAGAGTTAGAGAATAAATTTTTTTCACAGGCAAAAGTTTCACAAAATATTGAAGAAATTTACAGTGACAATCTAGACATGAGTTATATTGATTGCGTGATGCATTTTTGTGAACAAAACAAAATAGATGTTGAATCTATCCCCAAACTAATCTCAAAACCGTTAAAAGAAAAAATTAAATACGAAGCAATGGAACTTAACTTCCTTAAGAGAAGTAGTAGAGCTAAACTGGTGATTTGAAAATCACTTTTTAATTCCATTTTTGGGGCAAAAAAAATCCCCAAAATTTTTTACGCGTAGGGGTTTTTATAATGAGTCCATTTGATTGCTACAAGACTTATGTTGCAGTAAAAAACCACTTTACTAAAGATAAATTTGATTATCATAAGTATTGTGGTAAAACTCGTATGTCAGTTCAGTCTTTTTATAAGAGAAAAGACCGATACTGGTTTGAAAAAATATCAAGACAAAAAAATGATTCTGAAATTAGAGACTTCTTTGTTTCTAATTTTGTTGCCTGTGATGATCCACAAACTTTATGGATAGGAGAATTGATCAAAAATGGAAACACGAATTACAAATCTTGGCAAAAAAGAGTCCAATCTCTCTCATACATCTTCAAAGAAGAAATTGAAGGGTCTTTCAGCAGAGACAATTTCGATAGTATGTTCAAGATTGAAAAAAATAGACATCCACCAATTGTAAAACTGTATTTGAGTAAAAAAATTAGTATGGAGACTTTTCTTATTTTAGACAAAATATTAGGATTTTCTCCACAATTCAATAAAAAACTATCAGATCCAGTTTGGGAGTTGATTAGTTTAAAAATGAAAAAGTATCATCCTTTTCTAAATATTGACATATTTAAATTTAAGAAAATTCTAAGAGAGATTGTATTATGAGTGATTTTTTTGAATCAGAAGTAGTTAAAGAAGAATTGCAAGAAATTTCAAAACTACAAGAGAAGGTTTATTCTCAAGTTTTTGAATTTCCAAAACTAGATCGAGAAGGAAAGATTGATCATATTAAGGATCTAGAAACTTTAATGGAAAAACAAAAAATCTTATATACCAGACTTTCATTATCTGATGATCCAGATGCTAAAAAGATGAAAATTCGTGTTGAGGACTCTGCATCCATGATGGGTCTTCCTGAGAACGTTGATATGAACGCACTTTTTGCCAATATGACCAGATTGATCATGAATTTCAGAAACCAACTTCAAGACGAAGACCTTGACACTAAATAGAATGCCTGCTACAATAGCAGAGCACACAAGCCACAATCCAATTTAATCCGAGGTAATCCAATGTCCTTTTCAAATCTCAAAAAGCAATCTTCTCTAGGCAATCTCACTGCCAAACTGGTTAAGGAAGTAGAGAAACTTAATACTAATAGCAATAGTGATGACCGTCTCTGGAAACCAGAACTAGACAAGTCTGGTAATGGTTATGCCGTCATTCGTTTCCTACCTGCTCCTGATGGTGAAGAACTTCCTTGGGCAAAAATGTACTCACATGCATTCCAAGGTCCTGGTGGATGGTATATTGAGAATTCTTTGACCACAACTGGTGGTAAAGACCCTGTTTCAGAGTACAATCGTGAACTCTGGAATACAGGATCAGAGGCAAACAAAGAGATTGTTCGTAAGCAGAAACGCAAACTTTCTTACTATAGCAACATCTATGTTGTTAAGGATTCTGCAAATCCTGCTAACGAAGGTAAAGTCTTCCTATACAAATTTGGTAGAAGATCTTCGATAAGATCATGGAAGCAATGCAACCTGAGTTTGAGGATGAGACTCCAATCAATCCCTTTGACTTTTGGCAAGGTGCAAACTTTAAACTGAAGATCAAGAAAGTTGCAGGTTACTGGAACTATGATTCTTCTGAGTTTGATCGTCCTGATGCTCTACTAGATGATGATGATGCTATGGAAGCAATCTGGAAGAAGCAATATTCTCTTGCTGCTCTTGTTTCTGCAGATCAATTCAAGTCCTATGAGGATCTGAAGAAGCGTCTTGACTATGTTCTTGGCAATAAAGGAACTCCCCGTTTCCAAGATCAAGAAACAGTAGAGGAAGAAGAACAGTTCCGTCGTGAAAATCGTGGAGAGACAACATCTTTCACACCAAGTTTCAAGTCTGAACCAGAACCTTCTCTAGAAAATACTTCATCTTCTTCAGAAGATGAGGATGATGCACTGTCATATTTCCAAAAACTTGCTGAAGAGTGAATTATAATCAAATCTGCCTTACTTTATTAGTATTGGCAGCATATTACAATATATTGTTTAGCTAAACATAGTTTCTGTATCTTTCAAGGTTTTACTGATAAACTCAGTAGAACCTTTTTTGTATGGAAGAAGATCTTTCATATCTTCAAATATTAGATTGAGATATAATGGTTTTAATATAAAGATAGATCTTTTCTCATCTTGAATTCTCTCTTCATATAATAAATTTGTTACTGGATATGATGCATTTGCAATTCTTACATGCCTATCAATATCAATATCGTAAAATTCTACTGCAAAGTTTTCCTGAACTCTTAGTCCAAAAGGAAAAACTGTCTCATTTTTAGAATTAAATACTCTTTTACTTTCATAATGATGAGTTTTTGCTGCATTTTCATATGATCCGTATTTTTCTATAATATACTCATTAAATAATCTTTCAGATAATGGCCATTCGTCGTAAACATTCAATACATTATTTGTTAGTAAAACTACCCAATCTAAATCAGAGTCACCATATACTTTTTGTGCAACATTATCGGGTCTTTCATTACCGACAATTGTATATTTGGTGAAAAAACTAACATTCTGAAAAATATCATCCCTAATTTTTGCTCTACGAAAGAGATTTTTAACTTCTATTTTACTTCCTATGCTACTTTCTTCTAGTAGATTAACATAGTTAAAATTTGGAATTCTGTTAAAATAATCTGACATTTTTAGAAACCTATTTCGTCTGGA